CGGGCCTGCTCTTGCAGTTCCACTTGACGAGCCTGCTCTTGAAGCGCCGATTGACGCTGTGCCTGCTCGTGAAGTTGCCGTTGCTGCGCCTGAAACTCTTGCGCCTTGATTTCGTATTTCGCCTTCTCCTGCATGTATCCGATGGGATCACTGTCAAGCATTCGAATATCAGGAGCCTGCGGGGCCTTCATAATCCCTTGCTGTTGCACATTTTCCAACGTCGCAAGAAACTGCTGTCGCTCGTTTTGAAGGGTGTAGTAGAGGTTTTCTGCTTCCTTACGGACAGCGGCGGCCTCCTGCATTCCCTTCTGGATGTAGGCATTTCCCGAATAGGACCGCTTTAGCTCATCGAGGGTGACCTGCGTTTCCTTGCCGTCAACTTTGACAGAAAAGGTCGTTGGCGTCTCTTGAGCGTCGGTTTCTTCGCTTTCCTCATCCTCATCATCCTCGGCGTCGGCTTCTTCAGCGTCGTCCTCGGAATTGTCTGCGGCATCGGCCTCTTGGCCTTCATCATCCGCTTCGATTTCGTCCTCGACATCTTCCTCTGCCGCCGTTTCTGGTTGGGCTTTCGGTTCGTCGTTCATAGGAGCAAGCAGGCTATCAACAGCCGCTTCGAGTGTATCAGTCGTTTGCACGGTCCCGATCCTGTTTTATCTCAACGGCCTCGGCGTCTAGTCGCGCTTGAAGGGCGTCGAGTATGAGTTGAACGGCGCGCACACTTTCGTGTGCCGCCGCGACCCTGTTTATATCACAGGTTGCGTCTAAAAACACCCCCACTGCATCATTGCGGATTTCGCCGATCACGGCTTGAAAAACGTGATCGGCGAGGAGGGTTTTGGCTTCAGAAGCCCGCTGTTTGATTAGGGACAAATGGCATCCTCGGCATTTGCTGTTCACGCTTGATAGCATTCAGATCAAGCTGAACGCCGGTTTTAGCAAGAAGTTCGGCAGCCTTCAACGCAAGGTCTTGGGCCATCTGATCCCGCTTCAGGTCATCTTCCATTTGCAGGCGCTGTGCGTCAAGCTGCGTCTTGGCCATGTCAGCCTGCACGCGGGCCGACATCTTCATCTGCTCGGCCTGCAAGAACGCCTGATTGGGGTCGGACGGCTGCTGCTGAGACGGATCGCCCTGCGCGGCCTGCGCGGCCTGCATCATCAGCATTTGCTCAGTCTGCGGGTTCATCGGGTTGTAGTAGCGGTCGGCATTGTGAATGCCCGCCATGCCCAAGATGTCAGCCAGCGTGTTGCGGATGCCCGTCATCGTAACAATGCCATTCTGCGGCCCGTAGGCTTGCCAGATTTGCATCTGCGTCTGCATGGTCATTTGCAGGGCAGCAATCCGATCCTCGCGGCGGTTGTTGCCCAAGCCGACGTTGGTGACCAGATCCAGATCGTTAGTCCACGAACGCGGATCGACCGGGACAAACTGGCCGTCCAGCCGCATCATCTCGTTGGGGTTGGGGTTGGCGCGTGCGATCTGGGAGATCAGGCGGAACATCTGCCGCATACCGCCTTCGGCCAGATTGCGGGCGATCAACTCAGAGACAGCCGAGGCGGCCTGCACGGCGGCATTGACGCCAGCGGCAGTCTGGGATTGCAGCGCATCCGCATCCATGCCCATAGCCGCGCCCGTCACGCCCGTCTTGGCGCGGATCGACTCGTCGTAGAATTGCAGGGCTGGCAGGGCCGCCGATGCAGCGCCGCCGATGGAAAACTCGCGCAGGGCGTTGATGTCCTTGACGCGCACCACGCCGCCGATCTCGTTATTGAGAAGGTCGTCCATGTTCACAAGGTTTTGAACGGCCATCACGCGGGGATTGTTGGCCATCGCCAGACCATCCAGCAGACCGCGCAGGAGCGACGTTGCCGCGTCCTGATCTTCAATCACGATCTCGGCCAGTGAACGACCAAAGAAGGTGTGCGGCTCCGGGTCAACCTCGAAGATGGCGAACGGGATGTAGTCGCACAGTTCGTAGTCCAAGATTTCGTAGTCGTTGCCAGCGCAGATGAACTTGTAAAGGCGCGGAACGCCCGTGCCTTCAATGTCCATCTTCATGTAGGCTTCGGTGAATTGGACCTTTCTCATGGACGGATCGGCGGCGTTTTCATCGTCGTCGGTGTCGTCCCAGCCACGGCGGGCCATTTCTTCTTCGTCGTCAACCGTGCCGTCAGATGCGCCTGCGAGGTTGTAGACAGTCTCGAAATCGAAACCCATAGCCACCAGATCGCCAACGCGGGCTTCGCTGGTGTGGCCGCAGACGTAGCAGTCGTCCACGCTGACGGCCATGCGATCCACGAAGAAGTCCTCGGGGCGACGCTCTGGATTTTGATCTGGCCCTTGGTGGACGTGCGGGCAACGCGCAGATTATAGCTGGCCATGCGCGGCTGGATTTCAATGCCCATCTCGTCAATCACGGCTTCGGCAATGATCGTTTCTTCCTGCGACAGAACTTCGCTTTCCGGGTCATTTTCGATAAAGGCAAGCTGCTCGGGCGTCAGGTCGCTGTATTCATCAATCTCAACGTGCTGCACCTCGTCGTAGTAAACCTTGGCCACGCCGACCTTTTTGATAAGCGCGTCGTGGAATACGTCCGACAGGATGCGGAAGCCGTTGTTGCGCTCAAAGACATACTTGGCGTATTTAGTTGCCTGATCGGCACCCATGACGGCTTGCGGGGTGTTCGGGATGAATTCCACCGGCTTGTCGGATTGCAGGAACACACGCATCAGCGCGGGCTTGATGGCGCGGATCGTGTCGCGCACCTTGGTCGCCACAACCCTCGACCGGCCATCCTCGAAGTCAACCGCAGACTTGCCGTCGAAATACTTCTGCGACTTGATGCGATCTGGCGCGACTTCGGTTTCCACGAAGTCCACGGCCTCGCGCACGGAGCTTGTGATGGTGTTCTGGATTTCGTCGTCGGATAGCTTTTTCGGGATCATCTGCCTGTCACCTCTTGCGCCGCTGGAATGCCAGCAATCATAGTCGTCCCTGCGATTTGGCGCGCAAGGAATTCGTTCTGTGCCGCAGTGAGCGATTGGCCGCGCATTGCCTGCTCAAGGTAATTTAACGCAGATAAAGCCGTCTTGCCCTTCTTTTCTGTCAATGCTCTGGCAATATCCTCAAAAATGCGCTGCCGTTGTTGTGCAGTGAATTCTTCGGTCTGCCCAGTGACAGCTTGGATGATGGCCTTTGACGTGTTGATCGGGTCGCCCGCCATCGCTTGTCCAAGAACGCCGGGAGTTGTCAGCTCATCAACGGTTTGCTTGATGCTTCCACGAATGGCGGTCTTTGAGTTAGTCGCCAATGCGGTGCGAACCACTGCGCTCTGCGCTGCCTCATCGACCTGCTTGAGGAGCGCGTCAGCCTCCGCACCCATCAGCGCGCGGATCTTGGCACGCGAGTTGTCGCTGCTCATGTCAGTGACGGCTTTCACCACTTGGCGTGCGTCAAGGTTCATATCAGACGGCACAGCGCGAACGTCGCCAAGAACCTTTGAGATGTAGGACCGCAAACCAGACTTTGCCGCCTCGACCTGAGCGGCTGACGGCTTCTTGCCAAGTTCAAAGCCGATGTCTTCGATTTCAGTTCTGGTAGAAAGAAGATCGCGACCAAGCATGAACGCACGTTCCTCAGCCAGCTTGTCGCCACCAATAGAAACAGCGGTGCGATAATCTGGGACTGCATCTGCAACGGCATCACGAAGCTCACCAGCCAAGCGCGCGTAACGCTGGCCGGTGCCCGTTAGACGCCCGAAGTCGTCGGTATTGTCGTAGGCAATCTTCTGCAAAGCCTTCTTGATCTCGTCCAGTTGCTGGACGTTTGGCATCTCGCGCAAGAATTCAACATTTCCGCTTGCGTCAAGAACAGCCATGATTTGCTGGTTGACCATGCCGCGCGAGCGCATTTCCTTGTTGGCCTCAACGATGCCAGCAATCAAATCGTCAGGTGCGACCCGCCCGAGAACCTCTTCAATCTTCATGCCTTGCGGTGCGGCATAGTTAATTGGGGTTTGGTAAGCTGTTGTATAAGCCAACTCGCGCGCAGGTGCCGTGCGCTCCGCAATGGCGTCAACAGCGGTGCGCGGGCCGAGTGGTGCTGCCCCGAGAACGGTATCAAGGGTTTTGTCCAGCGCCTCGCCAGTTCTGGTCATGCGCCCTTCAACGGCCTCGCGGGCAATCTGCCCAGCACGGCCACCCGTTGCCGCTGAGGCGTCGAGCAACGCTTGAGCCGCGAAACCAGCGTCAGCAAGCATCCCTTCAGCCCCAGCGCGTTGAATTGCAGCCCGAGCGGCCGCAATGTCGCCGCCTTGGTCAAAGGTGTTTTTAATAACTGTCGCGGCTTCGCGAGAAATACCAAGGTCAGATGCAATCTTTGCAACATCGCTACGCCGAAAGATGCCTGCGACGTTCTCTGCGCCTGCGGCCACCAAGGGCGCAGCGCCGCCAAGAGCGCCGCCCAAAAGGCCGCCAAACAAAGCGCCCGTTCCGGCAGTCTCTGCACGGCCAGCGCCCTCGCCAAGACCAGCACCATAAATCGCGCCTTCGGTCGCGCCGAGAAGACCAGTAGTCGCGGCGGCACGCCCAACGCTTGGTAACATTCTGGCCGAGGTTGAAGGCACAAGTGCCGCAGCAAGACGCACCGGGGTCGCCGCGATGGTTGCCGCTGTGCCAATGCCAGCACCACCAAGGTTCAGCGCCAGCGACTGCCCTGGGCGCACCTCCTCCATAGCTTGCGAAAGTGCGCGGACACCTTGCGTTGCCTCTGGCCCCGCGAAGGCCCCGATGGCTTCATCTAGGTAAGAGCCGACAAAAGGCGTGCCCTCAACCAGCTTCGTAAGGCGCGCTGCGGTAGGTGCTTGTGCAATGATGCTTTCCTGCATACCGCCACGCGAGACCTGAGCGCCGCCTGCACCTTCCATGATGCGGCGCACTTGCTCTGGATCAGATGTCGAATATGCGGGAGACACAAACGACAGCTTTCCAGATTGGCTGCGAACAACGCGCCCACCGTCTGGCGTCGTCATCACAACATCTTCAGAGACCGGGGCCTTTTCCCATGCAGCGCCGCCTTGAACCTCTGGCGCGTCCATCCAACCCATTACGGCTTCCTCCGGGTTTTGCCATCTGGGCCGACAAACGTTGTTCCAGATGGAAGGGCTTCATATTCTGC